ATTTAATTTCATTAATGGAACTGCAATCAATACAGCAACGGGCGCAATCTCTATCGCATCGACTGTTGCAAATACAGTTAAGGGAATACAACAGATAAAAGCAACAAATGAAAATAGTTCAGGTGGTGCAAGTGGTGGCGTATCTGTTGCGCCCGCTCCAATTGCTCCGCCAACTCCACAAGTACAAACAACACAATTAGATCAGCAAAGCATTAACCAAATGGGAAGCGCAATAAATAATCGCAGTTATGTACTTGAAAGTGACGTATCAGACAGTCAGGAAAGGCAAAGGAGAATTAATAGAGCGGCAAGATTATCCTAAACGCTATTTATAAATATGAAAAAGTTACCAATTTACAAATTAGTGATTGACGAAAATATAGAATCTGAATCCGAAGTGGATTTTGTTGCGTTAGTCGATCGCCCTGCTATTGAAAAAAATTTTCTAGCATTTAATAAAAATGAAATAATTGATAGGAAATATTTTGCAATAGACAATGAGGAACAAAAAATTATATCAGGTGCGTTAATGTTAGCTAATACGCCGATTTATCGAAATGATCATAATGGTGAATATTACGTTATATTTGACGCTGACACTATCAAAAAAATAGCATTAAAATTTTTTAAGAAAGGATATCAAAAAAATGTCAATCTAATGCATGATGAAGGCATGATTTTGGAAGATATTACGATGTTTGAATCCTGGATAAAAGATAGTAAACGCGGAATAATGGGTATGCAAGGGTTCGAAGATGTGCCGGATGGGTCATGGTTCGGATCCTTTAAAATTGAAAATGATGATGTTTGGAAAATGGTTAAAGAGGGAAAAATAAAGGGATTTAGTGTAGAAGGAATTTTCAATTATGTAAAACAAAATTTTTATAACGGAAACGATATTTATAATAATAAATTAAACAAAATAATAAATATTTTAAATCAAATTCAATATGAGTAATTTTTTAAGATTAGATTATAAAGATGTATTAAAGAGCGCAATAGTAACAATTATTGCATTGTTGTTGCAATCTGTATTAGATATTTTGAATCAAAATAGAATTCCATCAATTGAGGAAATATCATCGATTGGTTGGGTTGCCATAATATCGGGGGTTTCTTATTTAGTAAAAAATATTTTTACAAATTCAAATGGTGAATTATTTCATAAGGAAATAAAAGAACCTGAATAATTAGTTGTTCGTTCATTCATTTGTAGTAAATGGGGCATTTCCATGCCCTGTTTTTTAAGATTTTCATTTGTGTTATAAATCGGCGGGGTTTCTACCTTGCTGATTTTTTTTGTTCTATTTGGCAACAATTAATATATATACTATTTAAAATAAAAATATGACCCCGAAAGAAGCATACGATAAAATAAAATTGCTTTTCGCTGAACCGGCTGAAGTTAATGAACCATCTGTTGAACCAACCGAAGCGCCTAAAGAATATACGCTAAAGGATGGCAGCAAAATAATGATTGATGTTTATGAGGTAGGCGGAATGGTTGCAATGATGGATGCAAGCGGAAACCCTGTTCCTGCACCGGAAGGAGAATATATATTGGCAGATGATACAGTTATTGCGGTAGATAATCAATCAAAAATTGTATCGATTACAATACCTAGTCAAGTATCAGAAAATCCGGTTGCTGCTAATGAAGACATGGAAAAAATGAAGCAGCATTTAATGGATTTGAGGAATGAAATAAATTCATTGAAACAAATTATTGCTAATAATCAAAGCAATTTTGAAAATCAAAATAAAAAAATTACCGGATTAAAGGATGTTTTGATTGGATTGGTTAATCTTCCATCGGCTGACCCAATTGAAAAAAAATCAAATTTTAATAATCATTTTGAAACAAGGGAAGAGAAGGTTGCAAAATATTTGGAATTCGTAAAATCAATTAAATAATAAATTAAAAAAAAATAATCATGGCATTTTCATTAGGTTCACTAACGGCATATACTGAGCAAAACGAAAAACAACTTGTTGCTTCTTCAGTATTGTCAAGTAAGACAGGCAGCGTTATTAAAGCAGGTGGTGGAATTTTGGTTGATGTTAAATCAAGTACAACCGTAAATGTAATGGATACGGATGCATTTTTTCAATCGGGAAGTGCGTGCGGATTCAATGCAAGTGGTACGACATCATTCACTCAGCGTACTTTGACCGTTGGAAAGATTCGCGTACAGGAAGCATTATGCCCGCGTGATTTGGAAGCATATTATTTGCAAAAAGCATTGCCCGCAGGATCGGAATACAATGATATTATTTTCGCTCAGGAATACCTTGATCGCAAAGTTGCAAAGATCGCGGCGCAACTTGAAACTGCAACTTGGCAGGGTGATAGCACAAGCGGCAACGGTAATCTGAACAAATTTGATGGATTTGTAAAATTGATTGGCGCAGCGGGAACAGTAGTAAACGCAAACAGTTCTACATATTATGGAACGCCTGCAACCGATATTACAACAACAAATATACTTGATGTATTGGATGCAATTTATAAAGCGTTCCCGGCTGAAATAGTTGATAAGGATGATACTGCAATTTTTATGGGAAGCGATACATTCCGTTTGTATTCTCTTAAATTGCGCGCATCAAATTTGTTTCATTATATGATGGATCAAAAAACCGATCAGGATTTTATATATCCTGGCACTACAATTAAAGTAATTCCTGTTCATGGTTTGAACGGAACGAAAAAATTGTACGGTATGAGAGTTAGCAATATGTTTTTGGGAACTGATTTGTTGGACGAGGAATCCAAATTTAAAATGCGTTATTCTGAGGATAATGATCAGGTAAGATTCTCAGCGAATTTTAAATATGGTGTTCAATTTGCGTTCCCTGAGGAAATCGTAAAATTCACAGTATAAATTAAGGGGAGCAATCCCCTTTTAATATTATTATTTAAAAAATTAAATCTATAAAATATGCCATGTGCATTGACTCAAGGCTTTGCCACGTTCGATTGTCGCGATAATGTGGGTGGAATAAAAGCAATTTGGTTTATACCATATTCAGACGTAACAACTATAACGGAAGCATCCGGTACAGTTTCAGCAATTACTAAATCATCCGGCAAAGTATTTTATAAGTATTTGCTTACAAGGAATACCGGATCATATACGCAAACAATTACCGGCAATATTGAAAATGGAACAGTATTTTTTGAGCAAAGTTTGGTTGTAATTCTTAATAAGATGCAGGTAAACATGAGGAATGAAATACTTTTACTTTCCCGTAATACTATGATGGCGGTTGTTGAGGATCAAAACGGGCGTTATTGGTTGGCAGGAAAACTCAATGGATTGGATTTGTTGAGCGGTTCCGCTGATACGGGAACGGCTGCGGGTGATCGCAACGGTTTCAGTCTTACATTTACCGGAAGTGAAAGGGAATTAGCCTGCGAAGTACAATCAAGCGTTATCGCAACTTTGACAACATAATATATAAGAAGGGTTAATGGTACGACCTGCAATTTATTTGCAGGTTTTTTTTTATCAATATTTCATAAATCGCTATTTATATATGTATGATGTACTTATTAAAAAATTCTACTCAGTACGTTTATGTCACAATAAGGGAAAAACAGACATTAGTCAATCCTAAATATATATTTCGATTTATACAACGTACGACAAAGCAGGAAATAAAATTATTAATTACTACTGATTATTCAAATTATAAAGATAGATTTAATAAATTTCAAATTAATACGCATCCACATTTTGAAACTGTTGGCGAATATTTATACTACATTTATGAAACCAATGATAATAATACAGACATTGACGGTCATAAATTGTTAGAACAGGGAATCATGATTTTATCAGATGGTAATTTTGATTTTGTGACAAGGCAAGCAAATCAAACATTCATTACCAGGCAGACACAATAAATTTTATGAATAACGAGAATATTGTAATATTAAATTTTGCTGAAGCAAAACAACCGGAATATAAAGAAAAAAGAGGTGTTGGATATATAGAATTCGGCGATAAGAATGATTATCCGGATTATTTAGTAGAACTATTTAATAACAGTTCAAAACATAGTGCATTAATATTAGGGAAGGTAAGTTATATAATCGGAAACGGTTGGGACGGAAGTAATAAAAAATTTATTGAGTCACCGAATAGAATTGAAAATTTACATGAATTAACGAGGAAAGTAAGTACAGATATTGAAATATTTGGCGGCGCATATTTAGAAGTAATATGGAGCGAATTCGGTGGATTGCTTAGTGAAATAAATCATATTGATTATACAAAAATCAGAACAAATAAAGATTGTACGATTTTTTGGTATAAAGAGGATTGGAAAAATTACAGGGAAAAACCTATTGAAATTCCTTGTTATTCGGAAATTGCTAGAATTGGAAAGCAAATATTATACATAAAAGAATATCGCCCTAATACAAAAACATACGCATTACCCGGATATTTCAGTTCATTAAATTATATTCAATCTGATGTAGAAGTTAGTCGGCATATATTAGGCAATGCCATGACTGGTTTTTCGCCCAGTAAATTAATTACTTTGACGAATGGCGATCCAACAGACGAGGAAAAAAGAAACGTAACAAAGCGTTTTGAAAGGGCATATACAGGATCACAGGGCAAAAAATTTATTCTTTCATTTGTAAACGATGCAAGTAGAAAACCTATTATTGACGATTTAGGTGCAAGTGATTTGACAAAAGAGGATTTTTCCCGAATCGATAGTATTATACAACAAAATATTTATTCCGGTCATTCTATTGTATCGCCGTCATTGTTTGGAATTGCAGAACCTGGCAAATTAGGTACACGAAATGAGTTGAGGGATGCATACGAAATATTTAAAAAAACCTATGCAAATAAAAAGCAGAGTTTTTTGGAATCAATATTTAATCGTTTATGTGTATTAAATGGCGGCAATCCTGATTTACAAATTATACCATTAGAACCAATTTCATATGAATTTAGCGAACAAACTATTGTTGCAAATTTAACAAAGGATGAAATTCGTGAAAAATTAGGTTTGCCTGTTTTAATTGAATCGGTTTCATCATCAAGTGAATCAATTTCAAATGCATTAAATGCTCTTTCACCATTAGTTGCCACTAAGGTTTTGGAAATGATGACAACGGATGAAATAAGGGCATTGATTGGATTGCCTGTTAATTCAATTAATATAACGCCTAATAATGGTTTGCCAAATACCACAAATCCAAATTTGCAAACTGAAACAAACGTAAATGAAAATATTAAAAATTTATCAGGCAGGCAACATCAGCAATTACTTAGAATTATAAGACAATACGGGCAAGGTAAAATAACAAGGGAAATAGCAGCAACGTTATTGAAAACAGGATTAGGATTAAATGATAATGATATTTCCAATTTATTGGGTGAGCAAAATTTCAATTCAGACGATTCCGAAATTGATATATTTTCTGAATATGGGGAAGAAAAAAAAAATTTTACTTTGATTAAATCGGTGCCATATACATTTGAAAAAACACATTTTGAAATAACAGACGCATTGAATAAAAAAATATTGGAAATATTAAAAAAAGAACCATTAACGCCATTGGAAGATATTGCAAAGGCAACAAAAACTGATTTGGATATAATAACACAAAAGGTAAATACATTAATTGAAAATGAAATAATAAATTATAATACAAAAACAAATGAACGAACAGTAACAAAGCCATTATCTGAAATAATAGATAAGCCGTTAAAAACATCAATTGAGGTTAGATATTCTTATGAATGGAAACCGGAAGTGCCGCCCGGTCAAAGGGATACACGGGAACATCCTTCGCGTCCATTTTGTAAAAAATTGATGGCATTAGAAAGGTATTGGACGCGTAAGGAAATTGAAAGTATATCACAAAGATTAGGTTATTCCGTATTTGATCGGGGCGGCGGATGGTGGGGTAAGAATCCATCATGCAGACATTATTGGGCATCGAATGTATTAATAAAGAAAAGTAAATGAAAAATATTTTATTTATATCAGTATCAGATATAAAAGACAGAACAGGATTGCATCAAAATGTAGATGAAAAATTAATTCATCCCGAAATACTTACTGCCCAGGATATGTACATCCTTCCAATATTAGGATCGAAGTTATATGAAAGGTTGCAAGATGGAATAGAAGATAATAATTTAACAACAAATGAAAATAAATTATTAGACGATTTTATAGTACCTACATTAGTATATTATGTTATTTCGGAATTGCCGGTTGGTTTATCGTTTCAATTTTACACAAAGGGATTAATAAGGAAAAAAGATGAAAATCAAACTGAGCCGGATATGCAAGATTTGATTGATGTAGCAAATAGATATAAAATACGAGCTGAATTTTACCGGCAAAGATTATTAAAATATTTAAAAGCGGAATCAGCATATAATACATATCCGCAATACAATACAACAGATGCGCGAACAGATACTATATTACCACATCATCAAGCATATACCACATCGTTTTGGTTAGGAGATGATTATAAAAAAGATTGTGACGATTGTGAATTCAAATAATTATGAGCAACAAAACATACCATTTGAAAAATCAGAAAAAACTGATTGAATTTTTAAAAAAACAAAATGACATTAAATCAATTAATAGATCAGATAACTTTATTAGGAACGAATCACGCACAAATAAAAACGGTAAAATTCGGGACAATAAGTGATTCATTGGATAATGATGTTGTCTATCCTTTGATGAATTTTGATTTTACAAATTGTGTTTTGAGGGATGGCGATAGTTTAATTGGATTGCAGATATTTTTTTTAGACAGGATATTACCTGAGGAATCAAATTTAAACGATGTATTAAGCGATCAACTTTTAATTTGTCAGGATATTATATCACTAATGAAAAATCAAGCAAATGACTATTTATTACAGGGCGATGTTCAATTTAATTTTATTGAGGATGAAACCCCTGATATAATTGGCGGAGTTGTATGTAATTTTAATTTAGAATTATTTTTCGTTTCAGATAGGTGTCAAATACCTAATAATAGTTAATAATGGCAAATAAAAAAATAAATCAGTTAGATGTTAAATCAGTTGTTGCATTAACTGATTTAATGATTGTTGGTGATCCTTCAAGTGGTACATCTTATAAAACGACAATTACTGATTTACAAACTTTATTAGGATCAGGTGTAACATCCTTTAATGGAAGGACAGGCGCAGTATTACCGGCTGCTAATGATTATTCAATATCATTATTAAGTGATGTAGTATTAACATCATTATCAAATAATCAAATATTACAATATAACAGTACAACAGGTAAATGGGTTAATGTTGCAGTTCCGGCAACAGGAATCACAAGTTTAGGAGGACAAACAAATGCAACGCAATTACTTGCAACAGGAACTTCAGGAACGCAATTTAATATTGTATCAACCGGGGGAATACATACTTTTAATATTCCAATTTCAAGTGGAACTAATACCGGATTACTTTCAAATACAGATTGGACAACATTCAATAGTAAACAAGGGGCGATAACATTAACTACAACCGGAAATTCAGGCGCGGCAACTTTTGTGAGTAATACGCTGAATATTCCAAATTATACATTGGCAGGGTTGGGTGGTATTTCATTAACTGCACTATCTGCATCATCACCGTTGTTATATAATAATACAACGGGTGTATTTAGCATCCAGGTTGCAAATGCAACTCAGGATGGATATCTAAGTAGTACAGATTGGAATACTTTTAATTCAAAGGGAAGCGGAACAGTTACAAATATTTCAATTGTTACGGCGAACGGTTTTTCAGGTACTGTTGCTAATTCTACAACAACGCCAGCCGTAACATTAACAACAACAGTTACGGGTATATTAAAAGGCAACGGAACTGCAATATCATCCGCAGTTGCTAATACAGATTATCAATCGCCTATTAGTTTAACAACAACTGGAAATTCAGGTTCCGCTACATTTACAAGCAATACAATAAATATTCCTAATTATACATTAACGGGATTAGGTGGATTTGCAAATCCAATGACGCAGCAAGGCGATTTAATTATTGGATCCGTTTCGGGTGCTGCTAGTAGTTTGAGTATTGGTACTGCCGGGCAATTGTTGAGAGTAAATACAGGAACCACATCATTAGAATATTTTACGCCTACTTATTTAACGGCGGCAATTACATCATTAGGCGGACAAACGGGAGCAACTCAAACATTTGCAAATGATACAAACGTAACAATAACAAGTGCAACAAATACCCATACATTAGGATGGACAGGCACATTGTCGATAACAAGGGGAGGCACAGGATTAGGAACGCTAGGAACTGCAAACCAACTTTTGAGAGTAAATGCGGGAGCAACTGCATTAGAATATTTTACCCCTAATTATTTAACATCAAATCAAACTATCACATTAAGTGGCGATGTTAGCGGATCAGGTGCAACTGCTATTACTGCAAATCTTACAAATGCATCTATTACAGGAAAAACCCAGGTAAGTGTTGCAACGGATGATTTAGTTTTAATTTCTGATACATCGGATGCCACAAATTTAAAGAAGGCAACAATACAAAGCATTTTAAATTTAGCGGGTACTGCGGTTACGGGAAATATGAACGCTGAATATAGTGGCGGTGTTGGTGGTACAACAATTTCAACAACTGAGGTAAGCATTGGAACGGTTACAATAACCCCACAAAATAGCACAAGTAAAATACAAGTTGTTGCGCGAATGGTTGCGGTAAAGGATACCGGAACAACAAGGCGCACAGTCACAGTAAGAATAAAAAGAGGTACCACACAAGTTGGGCAAGATTGTGTAATATTTTCTCAGAACGTATCTGCTACTGATTTTGGTCCGGCGGTTGTTGCCGTTGTTGATACACATGGCAGCGCAACGGCTATTACTTACACGATATTTGCATTGTGTGACGCGTCAAATGGTGCTACATCTGAAAATTGGGAAATACTTGCTATTGAATTAATAGGCGTTAAGGGTGATAAAGGTGATACTGGAAGCGGGGTGACGGATGGCGATAAAACAGACATTACTGTTAGTAATTCAGGTGCTACCTGGACGATAGATAGCGGAGCAGTAACATATTCAAAAATACAAACTTTAACTGATAACAGATTATTAGGAAGGTCAGCGGGAACAAATGGAACAGTACAGGAAATAACAATTGGAACGGGTTTATCTTTGGCATCCGGCACGTTAAGTTCAACTGTCAATGGAACTGTTACTACATTATCAGTAGTAAGCGCAAATGGATTTGCTGGCACAGTTGCAAACGCAACAACAACACCGGCAATTACTTTAAGTACAACAATCACAGGTTTACTGAAAGGAAATGGTACTGCAATTAGTGCGGCGGTTGCTAATACGGATTATCAGTCACCCATTACATTAACAACATCCGGAAGTAGTGGGGCATCAACTTTTAATGGTACAACTTTAAATATTCCGACATATACATTAGCAGGATTAGGCGGGATTACCTTAACATCATTAAGTGCTAGTTCACCATTACTTTATAACAATACAACGGGAGTTTTCAGCATACAAGTTGCAAATGCAACACAAAATGGTTATTTATCAAGTACAGATTGGACCACATTTAATAATAAAGGTAATGGAACTGTAACAAGCATTTCGGTTGTAAGTGCTAATGGATTTGCAGGAACGGTTGCGACATCAACGACAACGCCCGCAATTACAATTAGTACATCTGTTACGGGAATATTAAAGGGTAATGGTACTGCAATAAGCGCAGCGGTTGCTAATACGGATTATCAATCACCGATTACACTAACAACAACCGGAACGAGTGGAGCGGCTACATTTAACGGAACAACTTTAAATATTCCTAATTACGGTGCTAGTTCCGGCATGGCAAATCCAATGACTACATTGGGCGATATTATTTACGGTGATACCGGAGGAACGCCGACAAGATTGGCGGGAAATACAACAAGTACAAAACAATTTTTATCACAAACAGGAACGGGAACTGTTAGTGCTGCGCCATCATGGGCAACTCTTACAAAAACAGACGTTGGATTAGGGAATGTTGAAAATACTGCATTAAGTACCTGGGCGGGATCAACAAATATCACCACATTAGGAACTATTGCAACTGGTACATGGAATGCCACTACTATTGGAATAACCAAGGGAGGGACGGGATTAACTGCATTAGGAACGGCAGGGCAATTATTAAGAGTAAACACAGGCGCAACGGCATTGGAATATTTTACTCCTGCATATTTAACGGCAAATCAGTCAATAACTTTTACAGCATCAAATGATGTAACGGGAACGGCATCGGGTACGACTTCGATTTCACCTTCATTAACTGTTACGGGAATAAGGAATAACTCAATCCCTTCATTGCCTGGACCTGTTGCTTTTTTAAAATGGGGAGGAACTAGCGGTTCAAATACATGGTTATTTGATACAACGACATATTTAACAAGCGCAGTTACCACAATAAATTTTGGAACTACCGGATTAACCCCGGCAACGGCAACAAGCGGGGCGGTCACAGTCGCAGGAACGTTGAATGTGGCAAATGGTGGAACAGGTGCAACAACTTTGACAGGTTTTGCAATCGGAAATGGAACATCTGCGTTTACATCCATTGCATTGGCAAATGTCGCATATTTTGCAAGTGCAATCACAGGAACGCCGAGTGCAACAACTTATCTGCGCGGCGATGGATCATGGCAAACAATTTCAGGTAGTGGAATTACAAGTTTAAATACTTTAACGGCTGCAACTCAAACATTCGCAACGGGAACAAGCGGAACAGATTTTAATATTTCAAGTGCAACAAGTACACATACTTTTAATATTCCGGATGCAAGTGGAACGGCGAGGGGATTAATTACCACAGGAGCACAGACAATAGCGGGGTCAAAAACATTTAGCAGCGCGCCGACATTTAGCACGATGACTTCAGGAAGTATTTTGTTTGCTAGCACAGGTGGATTAGTATCTCAGAAAAATGCCAATTTATTTTGGGATAATACAAATAACAGGCTAGGAATTGGAACAACTTCACCAACGCAGTTAATAGATGCAAGGGGTACCAATGCAAGATTAGAAGTAAGAAGTACAAATAGCAGTTCAAATGCTGCATTTTTATTATATGCTAGGGGTGCAAGCGGAACAGAATCGGCAGGAGGATTGTATTATACAGGTAATGAAACGGCAGCAAGTAGATATTTTTCTATATCTGCGGATAATGTAAGCGATCATTTACTAATATTTCAAGGTGGAAATGTGACTGTGGGAACTAATACAAATAGTGGTTTTAAATTCGATGTAAATGGAACGGCAAGATTTAACGGCGTAACAACAATAAGTACAGACGCATTTGCGACTAATGGATTTCAATTATCTCCAAATGTAGGATCAGCATATGCTGAATTAAATTTTCAAAATCAAACATCAACACAGGGAAGAATATGGGCAAATCCGCAGGGTACTGTTCAAAATACATACAATCAACCCGGTTCAATCGGTTATACTGCAATATCGGCGGGAACAAATGTATGGTATGGTTCAATGAATAATAGTGGAGGAGGTATAAGATACAGGGCATCCGTAAACGGATCAAATCATTCACATATATTTTATGAGAATAGCACAGAGCAAATGCGAATAGCGACATCAACCGGAAATGTATTAATTGGAACGGCTACTGATTCAACATTCAAATTAGATGTAAACGGAACGGCACGAACAACAGGAAATTTGACAATTGGAACTATGACGGCAGGTAGCATTTTGTTTGCTGGGACTGGTGGATTGGTATCTCAGAAAAACGCAAATTTATTTTGGGATGATACAAATAACAGGCTTGGAGTTGGAACGGCTTCACCTGTTACCTCCGTTGATGTACCAGGAACTATTCGATTGTCACAAAAGACAGCAGCCACGTCAGGCAGTAATACAAACTCTGGTATTTTACAATTACAAAATACATATTGGAATGGCACAGCATCAACTGAAAATGTATGGACATTACAACATCTTGCAAATACTGGAAGTAATACAGGAGGTAATCTAGAGTTTGCACCAACGGCTCAAAATGTAGACGGTGCAAACTATGGGGTAATATTTAAATCTAATTATTCCAAGTCATTTACTATTGCAAACTTTACTAATTCTTTTACTGTATCATCAAATGATACTACTTCCACAGCGCTTCAGGTTCTTTTTGGTTTAATAATAAATTCAACAGCAGCAAACAGAGGAGCCGCTTTGCAAGTTGTGGAACAAGGAATAGGAGGTAGAAAATTATGCTTGCAACCTCTTTTTGGAAATACTGTAATTGGAGGAACTACTGATGCAGGTTTTAAGTTAGATATCGTTGGTACAACAAGAGTGCAAGGACAGTTAACAATAAGTACTGGCGGTGCATCAATTACGGGGAACGTTACTTTAGCAGATGCTAATAATATTATACTAGGCACAAGCACAGGAAATAAAATAGGAACAGCCACAAGCCAAAAAATTGGATTTTGGAATGCTACACCTATCGTTCAGCCTACTACAGCTGTGGCTGCGGCTACCGTAGTGGCAAATACAGGTACTACGGTAAACGATGCAAGCACCTTCGACGGTTATACTATTGCACAAGTGGTAAAAGCATTAAGAAATACTGGTTTATTAGCTTAATAAAAATAAAATTGCGCATCAGTAAAAGGTTCTAGATTAGTCTTGTTTGATAAGAATCTGAATTAGTGTTCTCAATGTGT